GTGGTATCAACGCAGAGTACTCGGAAGGCCGAAGAGAAAGACCTGATTGCGACATACAACCCGCCGCTGAACACCCAGCATCGGACTGGTCCGCAGGCTCAACCTCAACTGCCAAAAGGGCGTCCGCCGCTACGATAGGCGCGATCTCACCGCGTTCCACCATGCCACGGTGGAACGCGGTGAGCCGTTCCGTGACAATGGTTTGGATGAATGGCTCCAATAGCGCCAGCAGTTTTTCCCTCATGGCTTCCGTTCTCCGGTTGATTGTGAGTTGGTTTCTGGGTTGCTGTCTGTGGCCGGTTCACTCGGCTTGGATCGCGGCTTGCGCGGCGTATTCAGCACGCGGCGGGCTAGTTCGCGGGCGCGGTTTTCAATCTCGGTGGGGGTCGGTTCCTGATCCATGTCCACAACCTGGTCCTTCCGGGGACAACCTACCCCATATGGCTCTTCTGCGTGTCGATTGCACGGGCCGCCGCTTGGTCCAGAACAACCGCCGCTGCGTCCGCCGTGGTGGTGCGAACGTGGTCTGAGCCGGCGCTAAATCCTTCAGCCCGTGTCGTCGCCAACAGGTCCGTCAGTCGGCCATCCACGCTGACGTGAAGTTCCTGGATGGCCGCCCCGTTACGCATGGAGCGAATAGCGCCGACGCTGGCCGCGATGGCACCTATGAGCGCGCCGGCAGCGGTTGCGAGGCTGGCGATGTCGGTGAGGGTCATCGCTCAATCGCCGCCCTTCCGGTGTGGCGCCGTGTCGGTCATCCGCTGCGAAACCTCAGATATCCGCTGCGACAGGCGCAACTCCATCTGGTTCAGGTCCACCTTCGTGACAAGTTCCCGGATGTCCCTGTTGATCTCGTTGACCTGCTTCCACAGCGCCTCGTCGTTTTTCACGCGCGCTTCGACCTCGGCATTGTGGCGGACCTGCATCCACCCTACCAAGGTGATCCCTACCGTGACGAGGATGCCGAAACCCCACTCCACTGTGACAGCGTCCACACCTACCATCTCAGCCGCCATATTAACTGCCCCCGGCCCGTGATCGTCGTTAAAAGCGAGCCGACACTACCCCAACGGCAGAAATCGAACGGCACAAAAGCGTGAAGTGTGGGCATTATTACCGGGGGAATAGCGCGGGTGTAACGGGATATTCACGCTATCACTTGCGCGGCAGCGGTGAACAGCGCGTCGAGGTCGGCCTGGGTAAAGCCGATCCCTGGGGCCATTGCATTCAGCAGCGGAGAACCGCGCGACACGGTGGCAGCACCCATCCATGTGATTTCCGCCGCGCCACCAGCCGCGAGGGCCGCAGCCGTGGCGTCCGCGAGCGCGGTCTGGCCGGAACCGACTTTGGACGGCATGGTGCTGAGGGCCACCTTCAGTTGCCACATATCCACAGACTGCGGAATAGGAGAAGGCGGACTCCACAATTGCCGACCATCCTCTACCACAAATTCCGTGCCAGCCGGTGCAGTATCGCCAACATTCGTCAGCACGCGGTTGATCGCCGATCCAATTGGCACAGACAAACCGCTAGTTGGATCAGTGTAAGGCGTGGTTGTTACAATAAGCATCTGGGCCATGTTTCAACTCCACTCGATTACAATAACCACACCAGCCGCGCCAGCCCCACCATTTCCTCCACCGCCGGTTTCTCCCGCGCCGCCTCCACCGCCCCCTCCACCAAATCCATTTGCAGGTGTCCCACCATTGCCGCCTGTGGTCGTGCCGGAACCGCCACCGCCACCGCCTGAGCCGCCCCAATGGCCCGCTGGGGCAGATGCGCTGGAAGTGCCGTTGCCACCAGTCACACCGCCGGCGGTCCCACCCGCATTCTGCACGGTGAACGATCCAGTGCCCGACCCACCGTTCGCAGCAGTGCCTGCCGCCAATCCCGCTCCCGCGCCGCCACCTCCCGCGCCACCGCCCAGGTTATTGCCGCCGTTGCCACCAGCCGCCCCGGTAGATGTGCTCCCACCACCACCTGTTCCGAGATTTGGATATGGAGTTTGCCCGGCGTTCCCGGTCGTTCCGCCGGATGCGACGCCAGAAAATCCAGGCGCGCCACCGGGGGTCGCGCCACTCGCATTACCACCTTGCCCAAACGGCCCCCGCCGCCGCCACCTGCCGCTGTTGTAGATGCCTGCCCGCCCGCACCACCACCGCCGCCTCCCGCCGTCCAAGTCGCGAAGCCAGTCGCCGCAACCGTCGTGCTGCCCCCTTGGTTGCCGGTCGCACCTGGATTGCCCGACGTGCCGCCGGTGGTCTGCCGTGCCGCCCGCGCCGACCGTGTATAGGTTCCGCGTTGTGAGCGAGCCGATGGGCAACTGACACCGCTGTCGAACGTGACGCCCGCGCCGCCACCGCCGCCGCCGCCGGACCCGGTGAACGGCGTCGTCAGACCAGGCCCCCGAACCACCCGAACCGCCGCCGCCGATGCCGGATCACCTCCCAGGCCTTGGTCGTCGCCTGGAACGTGAAGGTGGCGCGCGGTGCCGCTGGTCAAAGTGGTTGCCTTGACCTGTGCCGCCAGGTTAGTTGTCCCCAGCGGGATCGTCGCATTACTTGTCCCGGTGGTGGTCAGGGTGAGAGCACTTGCCCCACTTGTCGTGAAGTTCCCCGCAAGTGCCAACGTGCCCGTTGTGCCGGTAGGAGCCGCACCCGCGCCGCCCCACAGCATCGCCTTGTCCCCGCAGCTCGGTGCCGTAGAGGACGCCACGGCCGTAGTAGACTTGCGCATACAGGACGCCCCCGCTCGTCAATCCCGTCCACGTCGCCGCACCCGTGGTCGCCGAAAGCGTCAGCGGCGAGGGAACCGAGATCGCTGGCGTGCCGCTTGCGTTCGGCAGGGTGAAAGGTCGCCGTGCCCGCCGTGGCCTGCGGCGTGACCGTAATAGTGCCGCTGGTGTTGCCAAGCATCTGCACCGCGCCAATGGTGCCGGACTGCCCAAGGGTCAGTGTGCCATTCGTCGTGGTCACATTAGCCGATGCCGACGGCGGACTGCCGGCCGCGCCGACCAGCACGTTGCCGGTCGCATAGGTGCCCGTCGAGGATACCGCCGTGGTAGTCGAAGCGTATAGGAGGCCGCCCTGCGTCAGTCCGGTCCACGAAATCGCGCCAGTGGTAGCTGAAAGCGTCAGAGGCGACGGAACAGATACCGCGAACGTGCCCGACGTGTTCGGCAACGTGAAAGTCGCCGTGCCAGCCGTGGCCTGCGGCGTGATTGTGATGGTGCCGGATGTATTGCCGAACAACTGCACCACGCCGATGGTGCCAGACTGGCCTATTTCCAGAGTGCCGGCACTGATGCGGAAATTGCTGTTTGTGACTGGCGCGGTGCCAGCACCACCACCAAGAACAAGACCGTTCGATGTCAGCGCCGCAGAAGTTGCCCACGACGTTGCGGAATTGAAATACGGCACGCCACCGCTTGTGCCGGCAACCGTGAGCGCCAGTGTGCCACCCGCGTTGACCGGCGATCCGGCCACCGATATCAGACCACCAGTAAAAGTTTCGTTGATATTCAGACCGGCAGTTGTCGCAAGAGTGCCGGACGTCGGAAACGTAACGGATGTTGTGCCGGTCACTGTTCCGGTAAATCCAAACGCCCCCGAGAACGCCACCGACCCGCCGACGCTGATGGTAGATGCGCCGTTATTGACACCCGTCCCGCCATACGTGCCACCGATAAGCGTGCCTTGCCACACACCCGTCCCGATGGTGCCCACCGACGTCAACGACGAAAGGGTTGTTACCGCGCTGTTCACCAGCGTTCCGCTCGTCGGCAACGTGACGCTTGTCGTGCCGGTCTGCGTCAGCGTCAGCGGGAACGCCCCGGCCGTGGTCAGCGGCCCGGCCAGCGTGATCGACTGTCCGTTGAGCGACACGACATTGGCGGAACTGACGGTAATGGCATCGGACGCCGCTGTGTTCGCCACGATATGGATGGCATTCGCGGACTGCGTGCCCAGCACCAGGTCCCCGCTGACCGAATAGAAATAAACGGCGTTGGCAAGGTTCATCGAACCCGTGCCGGTGAACCCCGACGAGTTCATGCCAAAGTCGCCGTAAAACGTCGTCGCGGTCGAAAGATTGTTGCCGACGATAAAATCCGCCGATGCCAGCGTGCCCGAGTTGGTGTTCTGGATCACTGCCTGGAGGAACGAATTGACCGAGGTTTGCAGGGATTCGACAACACCTGTATCCGAAAACCCAAGCGTGCCGTAGTTGATCGGACCACTCGTCGCGCTGGCAGTGGTAGCATTGGAAACGGACACGCTCGACGGCGTTATATTACCCAGCGTGATCGTGCCACTGGTGTTCGTGATGCCGCTTTGCAGCACCGCCGGCTGCATGACCGAGCCGGTCGAATAGACGAGGCCGGCAGACGGCACGGTGGCGATGCCGGTGTGTCCCGAGAAGATGTTCGTGCCGTCCGACCACAGAGGATTGATTTGGCCTTGCACGACAGCGATGGTGCTGCCCGGTGTGCCCACCACCGCCACCGTCAGCGTGAACGCACCCGACGTGTTGTTGTAAACCGTGAACTTCCGCGTCGTCGCCGGCACAAACACCGTGATCGAGCCGGTCAACGCGCCCGTGAATTCATAGATGGCGTTGTTGGCCTGGTTCGTCGCGCCCGCCGTGCTGGTAAGCGTGACATTCGTATTGCCCGCCACGCTCAGGGTCAGGACGCCGTTGATGCCCTGGTCGATGATGGAGTAGTTCGTGTTGGCGACCGGCCCCCACGAGTTGATAAGGGAGCCGACAGCCGGCAGCGTCAGGCCGAGGGAGGAAGAATAGCTCATTGCGGTTTGTCCTCAGCCTTGCGTGTCTGGTCGGATGCCAGCGTCGCCAGAAGGTTCGCCGCGATCCGGCGTTGCCAAACCGGCCCGATTTTGCCGTTTGCCGGCACCCGCTGGAGCAGTTCCCGCGCGACGTCGGGATGCAGCATTGCCTGCGTGATGAGGTCCTGCGTGGTTTTGATGCCAGACTGCTTAAGCGCGTGGACGAGATAGGTCCCGGCCCCAATGCCGGCCCCCACCAATTTGCCGACGAGTTCGTGTTCACCGCCGACATGCGCAAGGATTTCGCCCAACTGTTCCCCGATCATCGTAAGCGCGGTCAGATGGATGCCTTGCTGAAGCCCAAAACCATGCTTGGCCGCGTTGCTGAATTTCTGATGTGTCGGGGAGCCGGGTGTGACCGCCGTCCGCTGTGCTGCCCGCCTCAGCGCCGCCCCCACGGCTTCGAGGTTCTGCACTCCCTGGCCGCCATAGATCGTGCGCAGCGCCCGCTTGTTCGTGCGCAGGAACCGCTGGAATCCATCCGCTTTGAGGAAATCAATATCGCTCGCCCCAGCCGGCGCAGTGGACGAAAACTTGTCGAGGATAAATTCCGTGACGGCCCGCTTGAGCCCCGCCGCCGCGTCGGGATTGCCTGCGACCAGCCGCGTCAGTTGCGCGAATGTCTCCGGTGGGTTGCCGGTGCCGAACGCCTTGCGGACTGCGACAAGCGGGTCGTCACCCTTGAGGAAGTCCTTCGCCACCCCGGTCTGAAAGGCTTTGACTGCCTGTTCGTGGGTGGCGACTGTTTCGTCAAGGATACGCTGTGCGTCGGCCAGTTTGGCGAACTGCGGCTTGAGTTCCGGGAACAGGTCGATGCTGCGGCCGCGCTGCGCCTGCCACCGGGCAAACGGTTCCGGCTTCAGCGTGCCGTCAGCCTGGATGATGCCTTTCTCGCGCAGGTCCGACACGAGAAAGTTCCGTGCCGCGTCCAACGCTTCCGGGCGACCGCCGACCGCCGCGATATAGGCCGCGACATCGGACGCCTCGCGCGGTTGCCCCGAAAAAAATCGCCGGGCCAAATCGGCATCGACAACGCGATACGCCGCACCCTGCTGGCCGCCTTGCAGCACATCCCCCACGCGGCCAGTGCGGAAGGTCTGCTTGTTCTCGCGGGTGGCGTTGCGGGCTGCCGCGTAGCGGTCTGCGGCGGCTTGGTCGAAGTTTTCGGTAACTTGCGCTCGCGCTGTGCCAGGCAATTCCCGCTGCTCCCCAGCCGGCACGCCCGGCCGTCCGAACGCTCCCCGCTGCGCCATGTTCTGTGCCGCGCGTTCCTCGGCCGCCGCCGCCGCTTGTCGCAAAGCATCCTCGGGATGCGCGCCCTGCATCGTCAAACGGGTCGCGTGTTCAATCTCATCCGGCGACGCGCGGACGCCGTGGTCTTCCTCAACCCGCAGCACATCCGCCCGCGCCCGATCATACGCGACGGACTCCATGTTCTGTTCGGAGTTCGTCTGCCGCCGAGCATTGCCGGCCGTTTCTTCTTCCGGGCGAAAAACCTTGCGGCCTGTCAGGCCTTCAGAAATGGCGTTCTTGAGGTCGTTGATGTCCGAACCGGGCGGCAGAAAACCGGCTTCCTCGGCCGCTTCGCGCGCCCGATCCAGCGGCAACCCGCGTGGATTGATAAGCCGGCCGCCGGCCTGATGGTGGTAAGCGCCACCGCCAGACGCCGCCAGATCACCGCCTAAATCTTGAACGCCGCCCTTGCGGGTTAGGAATGAGAGGAGGTCATCCGGCGTTGTGCCTCGCGCCACGCCTTGATCTCGCGAAGCGCCGCCAAGTCCGCTTCCCTGCGGAACCGCTGTTCCAGATACGCGACCGCCACCGCCTGCGGGAGGTCCGGCATTTTCACGGCCGCCCACGCCAACGCCGCTTGCAGCGTTTTGCCCGGCACCGGCTTCGGTTTGCTGTCCGACATCTCCAAGTGCGCTCCGCAGCCGTTCCGCAAGGACCGGGTCCTGTTCCGCAGCCCTGCCGGCGGCTTCCGACATGGACTGATCGACGGCGGATTTCAAGATTGCGAGGCGACGCAGGGATTGGTCGTTGCCCGGCGCGGCGCGAATGGCGCGCTCAGCCGACCCTATATTCGTCCGCAGCCGCTGAAGCTGGCGGAACGGCACGACATCGGGAAGCGAACCGACCCCGCTCAAAATGCCGCTTTCTTGTGCGTTCAGATTATCGCCAAGGCCGGGATTGATCTCGCCCAGAAGGCTTGTCGCGGCTTTCTTGACCGGCGACACATCCAGCGCCAGCGTCCCCTCGGGATCGACGGCCGCCCAAAGCCGCGAGGCCGCGTCCTTCCCCTGCTTTTCCGCTGTCGCCAACGCATCACGCATGGCCGCGCTATAGTCCTGCGAAGAACCGCGACCGCCCAACGCATCCGACACCCCGGCAACATGCTGCCGCTGCCCTTCCGTCGCGACCCGCCCCGCCTGATCCAGCGTATCCCCAACCCGCGCCAGTTCCGGTGCCACAGCCCCGGCGTTCCCAGTCGGCTGCGTGCCCTGAATCGCCGCGACCCGGGCGTTGTTCTGCTGCTGCTGGCGTTCCAGAAACGGCGCCTGATTGGCGTCGCGGGCTGCGCCTTCCAGCGCCACAGCACCGCCGGTGGGTGCCATCTGCGCCACTGTGGGCTGATCGCCCGGCACGATCTGTTCCGGCGCGTTGAATAGCATGTGCCGCCCCTGCGGCCCCAGCGCGTCCTGTATCTGCTGCGCCGCCAGATCGGCCTGCGTGTTCGTGACGCCCTCCCCACCAATGTTCTGCTTCGCGCCGATGCCCATGGACCCGAGTTGCTTGCCGGCGAACCGCGCTGCACCACCCGTCGCGGCCTGCCCGACCGCCAGCGCGCCGCCGCCCAGCACGTTGCCGGCCAGATCGGCATACGGCTTGTAAGCGGGCGGCACGGCATCGGACGCCGCCTGACCAGCCATGGCACCCCCGATTACGGGTGCCGCAGCCGCGCCAACAGGCGCCGATGCCATCGCCTGACCGACACCCTGAGCCATGCGCCCCACCGGAGCCGCCGCTAACCCAGCCCCGCCCAACGCCATCTGCGGCAGCGTCGCCACCGCCTCGCCGCCAACCCGCGCCGCTTTTTCAGCCCATCCAGTCGCCGGGGTTTCGGTAGGAGAAAACCCACCCGTCGCATTCGCTAGAGCACGCGACGCATCGCCGCCAAGGTCCGTGGAGAACTCCGGGATATGCGTTCCAGCAACCGCGTTGATGCCCTTGATCGGCAGGTTCGCAAGGGTGTTGGCGAGGTTGGCCGGTGCTGCGAGTGCGTTCCAACCGCCCTCCGCTAGACCGGCAGCAGCGTTTTTGGCAACGCCCGGCCAAGTTCCCATTCCCGGCTTCGGCTCCGGTGGCGTGTATTTTAACTGCCCCTTTGCCGCCTGTCCCATGAGCGCCATCGGATCAAACGGTGCCGGTTCGGAAGCCTGATCCGGCGGAGATTGCGACGCCCCGGAAGACTGGTCAAACCCAACCTTGCCTTCCCACGACGGCGCAGACTGCGACAAAAACGCTGCCTGATCCTCCGAATTGACGCCCGTGGAATTGCCGCCTTCAGTCCGATAGGTGTGCCCGTAGGCTTGAAACGTCGGGAATCCGCCAACAGTCTGCTGCGGCGACGGCAACTTTCCCGCGGCTGCTTGCTGCATGATCGCCATGGGGTCAAACCCATCTGGCATCACTGCACCGCCGATGCGGGCTGCGCCATTGTCGGCGGCGCAAGACGCTGTTGCGTTAGGTCAAACAGACCCATGCCCTTCGCGGTTGAGAACTCCTGCATCATCCGCGTAACGGCGACCCGTCCTTCCGGCGTCGCCTGTAACCGCCCCATCATGGCCGTCATGTCCTGCTGACCCTGCGGTGTCTGCGCCATGCGGTTTATCAAGAACGCGGTCGGAGAAATCTGCGAGTTGAAGGCCACATTGAAATCCTGCGGCTGACCCTGATACTTGCTGGCGAAAATCTGTTTCGCGATTCGGAAATCGTTCAACCCCTGCCATTGATCCGCGATTTGCCCAAAACCCTGCGCCGAGGTCGTCGGATGCGGCAAAGTTTCCGAAATCAGGTTGTATTCCTGCACCGCCGCACGCGAAGACACATCATGCACCGCCGTCCGCAGCAACATGCCTGCGCTTTTGGTGAACGCCTGGTAATCGCCAAGGGACTTGTCCAACGCGCCGGGATCCACGTTGAACATGTTCGAGATCGCGGACACGTAGGCTTTCGCATCGCCCGCGATATCCGCAAACTTCCCCATGTCCCATGTTTGTGAATCGTTGCGCAGATTGTTGAACAGATAGTTACCTTCAATGGCTGAGGACGCATCCGCGTCTATCTTGTTGAATTGCTCGCCAAGAGTGTGGCCGCGTTCCTGCTGAAAGTGCGTGGCAGTCGGGGACTGCTGGGCAATGATCGGCTTGCCGCTGGCATCCACGACTGGCGTAGAATTTCCGGCCGTTCCCGCAGCTTCGCCAGGGAGCGGTGGGGCGATATGCGCATATCCTTCGGAACCATCGGGGTTTGTAATTTTCTCAAGTTGCGGGTTCTTTATCCATTCCTGTCCATTCGGACCCTGCACCCGCGCCATGCCGCCCTGCCGTAGATCGACATTCGAGTTTGCGGATTCGGATGCCTTCGTCGGCCCCGCCATCGCATAGCCAGTCAACGCCTTCGCGATATCCGGACGCAGCATATTCAGTGCCGGATTGCCGGCCAAAGACCCGGCTTGCTGCGGCGTCAGAGAATTGATCGACACCGACCCGTTGATGATGCCTGATATCAGGTCTTGCGGCGCGGCCGTACTTGCCGAAGCTGACTGTCCGCCGCCGAAGATCGACGGTGCAAACCGTGCCACATGCTGCACATACTGCGGATCACCACCGCCGTTGTATGCCGCCAGCCCGACTGCTGCCTGCTGCGGATCGGTCCAATCCTTGACGCCTGCTGCCGCTCCTTTCGCCGCCAGATAACGCATCGAAAAGTCGATATTCTGCATTGGATCATTGACGCCTGCCGCAGAAAGCGGCGGCACGCCATACCCCGGAGCCGCCGCCGTGGAAGGCAGTATTTGCCCGACGTTTGACGATGCCAACCCGAGATCGGATTCTTGCTTGAGGAGTGCCGCGCCCAACTTCGGCGGGATGCCGTATTTCGCGGCGCTGGATGCGACCACGTTTTGCAGCGGTCCCGGCATCCGGTCGAACACATCGCCGCCCGACGTATCCGCCGCCGGTTGTGATGCCGCAGGCTGCGCAGCCGGTTGCGGCGCAACATTCCCCTGCGCATCAAGCGTCGGCTGCCCAAGATACGGAGCCGCCATATTGTAGCGGCCGAGGTTCATTGCGTTCTGAACGCGAGCCCCACTGTTCTGTATCTGCTGCCCCTGCGTCTGGGCCTGCCGTTGCGCCAGTTGCGAGCGCAACCCGGCGATTTCCCCCGATTGGCCCAGCGTGCTCTGAATGCCGGCCCCAAGCGGTCCAGCGAGCCCGTTGCCATAGGTCAGAAAACCTTGACCGTTACGCGCGTTGGCCGCGACGGACATCCCCGCCCCTAGCGACATCAGGTTGCGCCAAGTGTCCGCCGGAATGCCGCCGAACCCCTGCGAAGGGTCCGCGCTGGATGGATCGGTAAGGTTGAACGGATCGGCCATTATCCAGCACCAAGCGCCTGACCGCCGAGAGGCGCTTTAGCGCCACCGCTTGCCAAAGACCCAAGCCCACCCGCCAACGACGCGAATGCGCCAAGCCCCGACGCCGTGCCGTTCGCCTGCGGCAGCGTGACCTGATTCACGGTGTTGTAGGGGTTATTCGCGAGCGCCCCTTCCATCACGTTCAACTGCTGGTAAGGCCATTGCGCCTGATTCTGGAACTGCTGATACGCAAGGTTCAGCCCGGTCTGCTGTTGGTTCTGCTCCTGCGACCCGGCATTGTAGAGCGCGTTCGCTCCCGTAATCCCGAGACCCTGCTGTTGGCCGGCAAGGTTTGACAAGTCACCGGCCGCCGTCAGCCCGGTCTGCTGTTGGCCGAGAAGAGTATTCTGCGCATTAGTGAACGCAGTGTTGTAACCGCTGCCTAGAAGCCCGAGCAGGTTCTGGTTGCCATAGAAATTCGCCAGCGCCGACTGCGCGCCCTGCCGCGCATCCCCGAAGGCGTTGTCGCCTGTGGCGTTGGCTGCGATCTGGTTCTGCTGTTGCCCGAGTTGCGTATTGAGAGCCGTCACCTGCGGCGCGAGGGCCTCCTGGATATATGGCGACATATATTGCCCGACCTGTTGCGAATTGGCCGGGTTCAGCGATAACGCACCAGCCGCCGCGCCCTGTGCCGCGTTCAGGTCGGGCTGATAGGAGGTCGCAGCATTGCCGGCCTGTGCGATGCCGGCATTCTGCATTCCCGTCAGCGGCGCCTGTAGCTGGCCCTGATAGTTCGGATAAGGCTGCGACGCGAGGGACTGCGCTAGGGCAAGGTTGTTCTGCTGGAACCCCTGCTCGTAAGCCGGTATCTGCTGAGACGAGGTGACACTTTGAGACCCTCCGCTGGAACCCCCGCTGCTCATCTTACCCCCTTGCGTTGTCGCTGTTTTCGCCGGTGCCAGCGGCAGAACCATCCCCGCCACCCTCCCCGGACCCGACGCCGCCGCTTGCGTTGCCGCCCGACCCTTCTGAGCCATTTTGGCCCAGCAAATTTGAGACGGCGGTTGTTGCCGGTACGGATTGAGAGGAATTCAGGGATGTAACCGAAGGCTGCCCAATCCCTGCCAGCATACCCTGAATATTTGCCGGCACCTGATACTGCTGCGCCGTTGTGCCTGTCCCGGCGCCGCTGGCCTGATTCGCCGCCGCCTGATCCGCCGCCACCGACTGCTGCGTGTATTGCGGCATCTGCTGCTGCATTTGACCGCTCATCAGCGCCATGATCGCCGACTGAAACGGATTGCTGCCCCCGAACGCCGACGCAAAGGGATTGTAAGCCCCCTGCTGCGGCTGCTGGTATGGCGTCGCTCCGCCACCACCCTGCGGCATCGTCCCGCCCTGCGTCGGCTGCCCACCGCCCATCATGCCACGGTCCTCATCACAGCGCCCACGAACTTCACTTGCGGATACCGCCGCAACCATCCGAGCCGCCCGATGGCCTCAATGCCCCGGCAGCCATTGGCTTCGCGCCAATGCTCGATGGCATCGGCAAATCCAGCGTCCGTCATCTTCGCCACCGGATCGGCGCCCACGAGCCAGACGCGGACCCAAATACCTTTCGGATAGGCGACAAACTCAGACACGCAGATCGCTTCGACCCGTTCCGCCCACTGAATCCAAAGCTGCGCAGCATTTCCCAGCAGCATCCGCCGCACATCCTCGGCGTCATGCGTCGGCTGCCCGCAGAGTGCGCGGACCACCAACGGCTCGACCTGCGGCCAGATCGGCGTGACGTTCTCGACTGCGACACGAAACACCGACGCCCGGTGTTCCGGCTCGATAGGCGCGAACTCGAAGCTGGCGAGACCGTCCATCAGGTGGGGTTATTTCCGTAAAAATTATACGGTTGCCCACCCTGCACCGACTGGATCGGATTATATCCCGCGAACGACGGCGTTGGAGAATTGGCGTTGCCGAGAATCGCGTTGTAGTTGCGGTTGAGGGGCGGCATCGAGTTCGTGAAAGATGCCGGGATTGGGTTCGACGCCGTAGCCGGTGCCAGCATGCTGCCGATGCCGCCGCCCGCCCCCGCCAGGAGCGCCTGTTTGAGCGTGCCCATCTGGCCGCCACCGAAACTGCCAAACATGCCACCCGCCGACCCGGCAGCACCGCCAGGCCCCGGAATGCCCGTCGCAAGAGCCCCCGGCCCACCAACCGCGCCCATGCCGCCCTCTGCGGCTCCAAGGGAAGGCGTGGACAGGTTCGGCATAGGCTGCGGCGGGATCATCGCCGCCCCCCCGCTGTCAGCACCCTGCGCGGCCGCCCCGCCAGCACCCTGCGCGGCCGCCCCGCCGGCGCCCGCGAAGTATCCCCCCGCCGCACCGCCAAGCCCAGACATAAGGGCTTGGTTCATATTCCCACCGGCTGCCAGACTACCGGCCGCCGATCCAAGCCCCCCGGCCGCCGCTGCCCCCCCCGCCGCTCCCAACGCGCCCTCCGCGCCAAATATGCCAGGAAGAAGCTCCGGCGCGAACACGGCCGCAGCCGCACCACCAATCACCGGCAGCAACGCGGACAGAAAGTTGTATTCAGGCGCCCCGGTTTGAGGATTGACCGAGGACTGCGGAGACCCGGCGGTAAACTGCTGCGGCGACACGCCGGCGTGGTGCATCGCCTGCTGGATCGTCGCCAGCACCTTTGGCGTCTGGACCTGCGGCGGAACCTCGATCTCCCCCGGCGTCAGATGCGCGACGATGCTGTCCCCATTGCGCCCAAGATGCGCCATTTCGGCCGGCGACAACCGCAGCGAACCCGGACCTCCCTGCCCTTGCATTCCCGGCCGCGCCATCATAGCCACGTTTGGGTTCATGCCGGGAGGCGCGCCCTGCGGTGCGGCAGGAGGGGGCGGAGCGCCAGGGCTACCCGGAGGCGGCAGGCGCGGCGACAGTTGCGGCATCTGCGGCGGCTGTTGCGGAGCGCCCTGCATCGGTGCGCCCGTGCCCTGAGGCGGCATCTGCGGCCCCTGCGGCGACATTGGCGCACCCTGAGGCATCGGGGGCCGCTGTTGCTGCTGCATCATCGCCATCAAAGCCTGCAACACCTGCGGCGGTATCTGCGGCTGTTGACCCATGGACCCGCTCATGAATTCCCCCTGCTGACGGACGACGATGCCAGCCCCTTAGCCAGCATCGCGGTCACGAGAGACGAAACAAAATTGGCAACATCCGTCCCGGTGGACGTGCCGCTGATGCTGGTGTTCGTGGTGAACGACCCGACCGAAAACGCCTGCCCCATCGGCGCACCATTCAGCCGGTTCGCATCATCGAGCAGTTGCTTCGTCTGTTGCATCCACTGATAGGCCATCCGCTGCCATAGCGTTGGCGAGCCCGCGAACTGCGGGGCGGTAGGGTCTGGCGGCGCAGGGAGGACGACACGTTTCATGTCGTGCTGTCCGTGATGAGGCCAAACTTGGCGAGCGCGGTAATCAGATTGGCAAGCGCGACATTGCCGCCCTTCGACCCGGTGATGTTCTGCACCGCGACAGGGGTAGCCCCGAGAAGCCCAAGAAGCGAGCCGGTCTGCGAAATCGAAGTCGGGATGCGAACATAGGGACTTGTGCTGTTGCCGACGTAGATACTGTCGTCAGAGCCGTTCGTTTCCAGAAGGATAAGGTCGCCAGTCCCGGCAGCATTGCGCGAGGAGATGATCTGCTGCGATCCGATTCTGAGTGCCGCGCCGGAAATAATCGCGGTTGACGTATCAAATCCATATGTCGGCGCACCTGTGATCTTGTAGGAATAGACAGGCGAGTTCTCATCAAGCACTGATACCCGGTTTGTGGAATTATTGGCGAAGACAATGCCGGCATTCCAAAGGCCACCCTTGCTGGTGGAAGACCCGAGAATGACAATCGCAGCGGTGCAGGCGTTGCTGCCAACCCCAGTGACTTGCATTCCGAACGCCGCCGGCTGACCAACCCCCGCCGTTTCGACAGAATTGCCGAAATCGGTGCCGCTGTTGTTGGCCATGTCGAACTCGGCGATTTGCACGCCACCGATCGCACACGCGCCACTCGCCAGCCCAAGCACGGGGTTAATCGCCCATACATTGCCGGAACCAGATTGCGCCAAAACGGAAGTATAAATGCCGACCTTGTTGGATGCCGCTGCGACGGACCCGGCGCTTCCCATGTTGGAAGTCAGATTAACCGAGAAGGCAAACTCATCAGTTACCGACTGCGTCGTGGTAGAGGTCGAGCCGAGCAGATAATTGATCGTCAGCGTGCCCTGATTGAGCGGCATCTGCGACAGGCTCATGGAGCCATTGAAGTTGCCCGATGGTAGATTTTGCGCTGGGATCGCGACGTCCGTTCCATCGCATTCGAAGAATGACCATCCGCCACCTGGCAATATGGTTGCTGTGCCGCCGCTCCCTGTCGTCAGGATGACCGAAAAGCCGCCAGTCGTGTTGTTGACCGCCCATCCGATCTTCGTGACCGCCGGAAGCGTCACCGTGCAATTTGCCGTCAGCGTGCCCGTGAAGACATAAACGGCTGACCGCGCCTGATCTGTTGCGCCATTCACGGCCGTCAATGTGTAGGTCGTAAGGCCATTGATCGAGATCGAGGTTATGCCAGCAACCGCCGTATCCACGAGCCCCCAATCCGTATTCAGGATCGTGCCCCAGGTATTGCTATCCGCCCCGACCGTGGGCTGCTGAAGGCGAAGGGACGTTGTATAAGTGTCAGCCATCAGCGCCGAGCCCCCGCCTGTTGTGCATCCACCCGAAGAAGCGCGACCCTGAAATCACCGCCGATCACGTTGCTCTCCAGTTCGAAGCCGATCATCTTGCCATTGCTCCGCAAGTCGATGCGCGGCGTGCTGTCATTGGCCGCCAACGTATAGGGTCCGTCCACTGAAGGCGTGTCCTCGGGATAGAACTGCGTCAGGATGTTGAGAGACACGTTGCCGGTCTGTCGCTCGAAATCCGGAATAAAGCCGAACATATCCATGTTGAAACTGCCGTTGCTGATATCTGTCGGGGCGAAAAACAGCGTGGCATCCATTGCACTCCCGTTGGAGTCCGTGCCCACCTCATGCTGATAAAGATAGCCATTGTTGTCGGCCGCCACCGGGAACGGAAACAATTCGCTGTCCACCCACGTCGTGCGGACGAGCGTGCCCGTTGACCAGCAGTTCTGCGCCGTGGACCAGATCACATAGCTGTCGATCTCGGTGGACGCATTCGACACGTAGAAGAACCAGACCTCTTTCTTGGCGCGGCACAGCCCGGCAAAGCACTTTCCGGCATAAGTGGTATTAAGGTTCTGAAACACATAGTCCCGGATATCATCGGACGGCATCGCCTGCACGCTGCCATTCCACATCCAGAAATCGGTATCAGACATCCAGTAGACCATGCCGCCCATCGCCACGATGGCCCACGGCGAGATGAGCCCGCTGTTGTCCGCCATCACTGGCGTCGAATAGACCTCGTTATCCCCCGTGTAGAGCATTTCAAAGCAGCACCGATTGGTCAAAATCAGGGATGCCCCGTTCACGTCCGGCGTGCCGCCAACGAAATAGGAGCCGCCTTGCAGGGTGCGGCCGCTGTTGGCCGTGTTCGTCGGCAGGGTCGTCCAGTTGGTGAAATCCGATTGATCCGGCCAGGAGATTTCCAGAAGATTGCCGTTGATGCCGAGCGCCACCACAAACCGTTCAGGGGTCACGAGGATCGCCTGCACCGTTGCCGGCGCGTTCAGCAATGGATATGCGCGGCCGCCCGCCACCGGGTCATAGATGTAGATTGTGCCACCGATGGGCGCGGCAAGCATGAGGCCGCCATAAGGGGCGAGCGTCCACCCGCTGACCGAGAACGGCTGCACGAAAGCCGACATCTGATAGGCACCGATGCCATATGCTCCGGTCCCATAGCCGACGCCAGAGGCGGACGAGTTGGTGCCGATACCCCACGGCCCCGCCCCCCATGCACCCGCTCCCCATCCGGAAATCCCCGAGTTCGCTGCGGTTGTCGGCACATAGATGTCATAGATCACAGACACGAAACCACCGCCCGTCGCGCCAGATGTCGCGTTGCTCGACGCCGTGATGGTGTAGTTGTTCAGGTCCAGAACGGTAAGCTGATACTCGCCGTTGAGCGTCAGCCCCCCAACCGCCGAAGCGCCGGAGAACGTTACATACTCGCCAGTCTGCGCCCCATGCGCGACATGATGGACTGTGACGGTCGGAGAGGCATTCGTGGTCGTGAATGGATTCGTCAGGGTAACGCGCGGATACTGTGTCGCGATGGTCCCACCACCCGTGGCGCCCGACGTAGCCGCCGTGGCGACGACGATCTGATACGTCGGGCTGCCGGCCTGCACGACCTGATACCAGCCATTGATCGTGAGGCCGCCGACCGCAGACCCGGCACTCAGATAGACCCAATCCCCAACCGCCAGTGCATTGGACGAATCCGTAACCGATACCAGCGTGGACCCGTTCGTGGTCGTGATAGCGTTCGTCAGCGTGCCCGTGGCGATCACCCGCAGCGGCGTGATGTCAGTCAGCGTGCTGGTGTTGCCGTTGAACGCATAGAGGTGCGTTTCGGTGCCCTCGCACAGATACGATGTTCCTTGAACGCTGCGCCATTGTTTCGACGCCCGAGGGATGCCTTCCAGCGGCCCTACGGAAATTTCCACCCAGCCGCCGATCTTTTCCGGGAACCCCGCGACCCACCGCACCTTGTCCGCCGACGTGACGCGCCCTTGGGCAACGCGCCCGTTCATGTAGCCGGCCACCTTGCCGCTGGCATAGGTTGTCGTGCTCTTGCAGACGCCGGGGATCATGTAGATGGGGACGAGGGACATGTGCTAAACTGCCCCCGAGGCGCTAGTCTGCCACACACGCAGCTTGCCAAAGACCGGAATCCGGCTTTTGCACCGATAAGGAGCGGGGCGCTTCTTCACTTCAATAATACCCGTACGGCTCGAAACCTGCCGCATTGCCGCCGATTTCCTGCCACGCGAATTCGGTGGCGCGGTGTGCGCGGTCACTGTCGGCTTGGGCGCCCTGCTGTTCCTTGTCGGCCATTTCCGCCCAATAGGTGCGATCATAGGCGCCAGTCCCGCTGTCCTTTGCCCATTCGGAAGCGATGCACATAACCGCCGCCCGCACCAACCGGGAATAGTAGGTCGTCAGGAAGTTGGTGGTATTCGTCGCCGAAAGCGCCGGGATGTTCTGGTAATACACCAGAATATAGGGGTATGACTGATCCGGAGGGCTATCGAATTGCAGATAGGTCTGGTCAAAATAATACATGACAGGCTGCTGATTGATCCGCACACCGTTTCCGTCATACGAGTAGTTGGCGATGACCTCCTGCGGCGTCTTCTGCACCATGGGCTGCTGATAGATGCCAGTGATGTAGAAGATGTTCGGCTCATAGAAATCCGCCGGCTGCGACACATAGGGATTGCCGATGGTCATGGTCCCGCTAACCGGCGGCGGGATCATGCGCCAGTGTTTGAGACCGGACCCCGTGATCCAGTCCATGGCCTCTTGCAATAACGTATCGGCGACACCGCCCGTGCCGGCAGTCACCTGGGCGTTGTTCAGCCAATTCGATATCGAACCCGCAACGTTCTTGTTGGATGTGAGTTGCAACCAGTCCACATCAGTCCGCCGCTTCCTTGAGACGGATTGCACCCATCGCCACCGCAATCGCCTCGAACACCCTTTCGGGACGGATAGCCACGGCACATTGCGCCGCCTGCGCCTCCTCGTTCTTGTTGCAGAAGGTCCAATCGGGATGCAGCCGGTGGCACGGATAGCACTCCGCAGTTCCGGCCGGCGGGATCAGCGTCGTGGTGTTCTTCCAGTGCTTCGTCAGGTTGTCCGGCGACGAGTGCGACAGGTAGACGACCTTTGGCATCGGCTCCATGCAGACACCGTTCAGGATGCCGGTTTCCGGCCCCACGACGCAGTCCGCGATCTGCGCGAATGTCAGGGATTGCCGGATCGACCAGACACCCGCCATGCCATGAATGCGGGATGCGTCGTGTTCCCCCATCGCCGCGATGATGCCTTCTTGCAGCTTCTTGCCCATGTTGCCGTCAGCGGTCATCACGATATGAAACGGCGTCTTGTCCAGAATCCAATGCGCGACGATGTGGATGTATGGCCAAATCTTGTGATAGCTCGACCCGTTGATTGCCCAATAGACCACGGGCGCATCGCCGCAAGCGTCCTGCCGCCATTTTCGCGCCGTCGCCAGTTCTTCCTTGAGCGCGTAGAAGCGCGGATGAAACACATGTGGCACGCCGGCAAGATCGTGCGTGCGCTCCAGATAGTTCACATGACCGCTCAACTTGCGGCGCACCTCGACCGGATATTGATGGTTGATCCGGCCTGGCATTGCCAGCAGCGTGGCCTCAACACTCTCGCAGAGGTTGACGAACAGGTCATAACGCTCGGCGAGGCTGTTGAAGTAAGACCCGAGTTCCATGTTCGGAACGTAATCCGTCTCCTGGATCAGCCAGCCATCCACATGCGGATCGTGCAGCACCGCCTGCTGGCCTTTGGGAGTGGTGTTGTAGGTGACGTGATACCCCTGCTTGCGCAGTTCCGGCAGCACTGACGCGGCCTGAATCTGGTCCCCGATAGCCCCGAACCGGCACACGAGGGCGCGCTTCTTGCCATCCGGGTTACGCTGCCAGACGTTTTCCGTCCAGCCTCCGGTGATGGTTTTCTGCACCACGATGAACAGCGAATATTCGTTGCTGCCACCGCGTTCTTCGGATTCCAGCAGCGTCAGACCGAACAACCCATCATTGCGTTCGGACCAATCTTTCAGGATGGCTTCGATCTCGCCGGGAAAGATGTCCTGCCTGTGCGCCGTATTCGCCCCATCTTCGCCCATCTTGGGGTAGAGGTTCGCAGACGGCAGATACAGCACCAGATGGCCACCGATCTTGATGACCCGGAGCCACTCGGCCAGGATCGCCGGCGTGTGCTCCCGCGTGAAGTCCTCAAGCGCGTGCGAGGAAAAAACCGCGTCGAAAGACGCATCCGTGAACAGCGACAGGTCCGAGATATCCGCCGCAATGTCCGCAGCACCGCGCCCGAACGAGCCGCCATTATCGACCCCGAGCGCCGATGGCCAAACCTTGTTCAGACCACACCCAAGATCGAGAAAACGACCCTGAAGATAGGGAACCGCAATCGAAGCGATCTTGGCAGCTTCGTAGCCGCAGGATGTCTCTGCGGTCCAGGTCACGCGGCGATCTCCACGGGCTCAATTCCCTTCCGATTGCGGTAATCGGCCCATTCGTCGGTCATCATGCACGGCTCGCACAAAAGAACCTCCGGGCGCCCATAACCGCCTTCGGGGTTCACCGTGTAAAACCAATCGATTTTCCGGATGTCTACGCCGCATTCGCAGCAATGGCCCGGCTTGTGTTCAGTCATTCGCCACTCTCCAAGAACCGCACCGCATCCTCCTTATCGACCCACTCATGGTCGAACGATTCGACCATCGCCTTCAGCGGCCGCCAGTGCATCGCCCGAAACGGCTTGTCTTCCGGGACCGCCTCGGATGCGGCTTCCTCAATCCGTTCGACGCTTGCCACTTCGCCGTCGTCACCCCACGTCACAATGACCTCACGGCCGCCGGGATCAAACCGGCGGCCGTTCTGCTCATAGCTCACTCCGGGAAGCCCGATGCTTTCCGAATAGGGTTGCGTGCGGTCAAGATGCATTATCTCTCCCCGATCACCTTGCCGTAGGTGCAATAGCCCTGCACGAGATCGGCGTGGCTGACATCGGTATCGGCATCGGATAGCGTCGTTTCCAGCGAATAACCCGGATCGAACGATGCGCGGGCAACCGGGATTGCCTCGCCCATCGTCACGTCGATCCGGGTCGTGCCTTCGACATCACCGCCCTGCCAGCGGCGCGACGGATTGCGCGGCATCGGTTATTCCTTCGAATAGCGCACGGAGCTGCGCGGTGCCGTTTTGCCGTTGCGCGCGGTTTGACCCCCTCGCATCGGGTCATGCGCCGAAGGCATCGACGCGATCTCGTCACCGTCCTCCGGATCATCCTTGCCGCCATGCGCCGACAGATGCGCCTTGTCGCCGGTCACATAGCCGCCATCGCCGAACTCGGCGGTATACGGGTCCCATTCCGGACCGCCGCTATCGTCGCGCGGCAGCAGTTCAAAGTCCGGGATGAACCTTGGCTTGATGTAAGCCGCGTCACGCCCGGATGCCCACGGCGTCGCGTCGGCACGCTGACCGCTGCCGCGCCCGTAGTTTCCGGCCGCCCGGTCTTCGTGCGGAGCGCCCTTGGCCGCCTCGTGGTGCATCCCGCGCCCGCGAACCTCGCGACCCTCGTGATGCGCCCCGTGATGGCTCTTGTCGTGGTGCGCCGCCTTCGCGGTGTCCTTGTGCAGATGTTCCTCGGGATGACCCTTGGCCATGCCCATGTGCTTCGCCATAATCAGCCCCTTTCAGTTGGAACACGCGGACGCGGCAGAAAGCCCCGGCTGCGCTGATTGCGCCCCCGAAACTCCCAGTCCGCCCGCATCACGTCGGTCTCGCCCATGTCTTCGTTCGGCTCGCGCGGCTGTGTCCATCGGTCCTGATAGTTGACCTTGTCGTAGGCCGGGTCTTCGCGGATGGCTGGCACGCACCAGCCGCGCCGCAGGTCTTCCTCATCGCCGGCAAAACCCGTGAAAAACCGGGTCTCCGCTGGCGCCGGATACGGCTCAGAAGTCGGCGCATAGTTGCCGAACATCCCCCTGTCCCGGTAAGTCGGGTCACGATCCGTCCTCGGCACGTTGCGGAAGTCGTTGGTATCGCCGCCCCGGTCCTTGGCCGGGACGACGAACGCCATATAACCGCCCGTGGTAATTGCCATCACACGCCGGTCCAGGTGCCGAGCACCGGATCGAGCGTATAATCGAACTGCGTCGTGTAGACCGAGACGGTATCGGCACCGTTCTTGATATACACGACCGCGTTCGCGTTCAACGTCACGTTCATATCGCTGCCCACCACCACCGTGTTTGCGGCGCCGGTCGTCAGTACCACGCTTTGCAACGTGTTGGTCCCGCTCGTGGTCGTGCTCGTGCCTGAGGTCGTCAGGGTGTAAGTGCCGATACAGATGATGTTCGCCGCGTTGGCCGTCGCCGTGCCGGCGGTCTGGATGGCGACCACCGGAACATGGGCGCGGATGGCGAAGCCCGGCGACTTCACCTGACCGAGCGCATTTGCGCCGGCGGTGAAGTTGCCGAGGTCAAGACGCTGCCGCGTCAGGTAGGAAGGATGGTCAATAGGACCCTGTGCCATTGTCTGCGCCCTCCCTTACGACGCGCTCGCCCACTGCACGATGCGGGCCTGCTTGGCCTGCGTCTGCGTGAGTGCGAACCCGCCGAGGTAATACCAAGCGATGCCCTTAGAGCGACCAAAGTCGGTCGGGATGGCGCCCCTGATTTCTTCCGGAACCACGATGGCTTCCGCCACGGTATCCTCCCCGAAGAAGAAGGCGTTGTCCGACAGACCGTTGCTCCAGGTCGTGAACGACGCCGCCACCTGGTAGGCGCCGGAACCGTTGTAGTTGCCCTTGGAGATGTTGGTCTGCTCGATGAAGCGGACGCCCTCATACTTCCCGATCTCGCCGTTGTAGATCATCTGGAAGCCTTCATCGCGATACTGATACACGCCTTCCAGCGTGTTCTTGACCGGGCGCCATGTCGTCGGCCACGCGATGCCGAAATACTCGTCCCCCATATACGGCGGGATATTGCGCTCCTTCATCGTATCCACGATGGCCTTGATGTGTGTCGTGGCCATCGCGATGGAATTCGTGATCGACGCCGTGCCGTTGGTGGTCAGCGTGACCGCGGAAGCCGAATTCCCCTGCGCCGAGGTCGTCGTGGTCGAAGGCGCGATCTTCAACGGCGTGCCGTAGAACTGGTTCCAAGCCTGACCGTCGAGGGTCTTCTTGGCATCGTTCTTCAGCACCTTGTTGATGATCTCCTGCACCGGATGCTTCGACAGGTTGTCGAGCATCCCGGTATAGGGAACGCCGTTCGCGATCTCGGTGACGGTGCCGCTGCCTTGCGCGATGGTGTAGTTGGTCAGCGGGATGGTACTGGTTTCGACGAGGGTCGTGCCGCCGGTCGCGACATCGTTGTAGACGTTCCAGGTGAACGTCTGGCCCTTGTGAAGTCCTTTGTCCGTGAAGTCCTTCGCGTCGCAGAACTGGCGGAATTTGCACAACGGCTGCACCGCCGTGCGGAGAATGTCGGAAAGCTCCAGCGAGTACATATACCCGCCCAAGCTGTTCACTGCCCAAAGTTGGCCTGCCATGATAAAGGGTAGTCCTCAGCAACCGGCATCCGCCGGCGCTGCCTCAACGCCTACAACCGCACCGGGGTCTGTTGATTGCGCTGACGCGCCATCTGAGCCACGATTTCGGAGCCTGTAGGTGCGCGGGAGGGGGCGTCCCCACCCGAGGCAACGCGACTGACTGCCGATGGAAGGGAAGGCGCCGCTCGCTTACGGGTCAGACGCTCACTTTGAGACGCCGGCACCGCCGCCTGAAGGGCTGCTTGTGGTGCGATCTCCTGCCCCGACTGAAGCGGCTGGCGAGAACCAATCGTGGCCCTCACCTCGGCTGCCGCCTCTCGATAGACTTCAAGATCGGAACGCGCCCGGCCCAACGCATAATCGCGGGTCCGGATATCGTGCAGCGCAAGCGCCGCAAGCTGTGCCGCGCGCTGATAGCGGCGCTGTTCGGCTGGATCGGAGACGGGACGGTCCATCGGGCCGAACACGTCCTCGTATTCACGGCCCACCGTCATGAGATTGTGCTGCAACGCCTGTTCGGCACGCCATTCGGCCTTCGCCTGTTCCGTCCATCCCCGCAAGTCGATCTGCTGCGGAGCGGGCGCGATCTGCTGCGCGAACTCCAGCAACGCAGCCGCCGCTTCGTCCTCATTGCCGTAGTTGATCCGACGCACGACGTTGCGGGTCAGTTCCGGGTCGATGGTTCGCGCCGGGGACGGTTGCGGCGCCGACTGCTGCACCGACTCCGGGGCGCGATACTGCGCCTGCTGGTGCTGGTTCAGCGCGATCTGCGTCGTGGCGCCAAGGCTGGCGAGATGCGCCAACTCCTGATCGTTCACCACGAACTGCTGGCCGCCGACGTTCACGACGTGGCGGCGGGTTTCGGGTTCTGCCGGCGCCGGGCCACTTGCGGGAGGCGCAGGAGCGGACGCCCCGGTCGCTGTTGCCGCCGGTGGCGGCGACGGGGGCACATCAGCGCCGGCAGACGTATCGGCGTCTTCGTCGGGAACCGGATCGCCGCCGCCAGTGGCGCGCGCCTCGTTCTCCATCGTCACGCCATAGGCAAGTTCACGCTCGATCGCCTCGCGCCGACGTTCGGCAATGGCGATCATCTGTTCTTCACGCTTCGACAGATGCGGCGGCGCGTCAGGACTGCGCGCGGGCGGTTCCTCGACCGGCGTGTCGATGTGCATCGTCTCGGGGATAAGCAGTTCGGTGGTCTCGCTCACCGCCCAGTATCCTCATCACGCAGAGACTGCACCGCGAGTTGCCCTTCCATCAGGATGTAGTCGAACGTCTGGCGTGCGACTATATAACGGAACGTGCGAGCTTGTAAATCCTGGATTTTCAGCAAGTCAGCAGGGTTCACAAATGCAAATTCCGCCATTGCTTCGTCCGCATCTTTGCGCAGTTTCCGCATGACTGCGAACAGTGGCGCACCCTCGCGGATATACTCGCCGGCTTGTAGCGACAACTCGAACATCCGCAAACGCGGGTCCTCGCGCATTGCGTCCTGGACGACCTCGTCGGAGATTTCAGACATGGGCGTTGCCGAACATCGCCACCGCTATGCGGTATCCGCAAAAAGCCGCCCCCGTGCCCCAGAACACCCAGAACGCCGCCGATAGCACCCGGTTAGCCCGAGCCGCCCAAAAAACGGACCCACGCAATCCCACGCCCATGCAGAAGATTATCACCGCAGAAGCCAAAAGCACCCCGAAAGAAAGAAGTCCATCCATCATCGTGGCGCACCCATCCTCGGCCCCGCCACCGGCCGCATAGCCGCCTGCTGCGCCTGATGGTGCATGGACATCATGTCGGTCTGCGCCTTCAGCCACTCGCGCCAGTTCTCGGCCGCCTCGCTCTGCTGCGCTGTCTCCTGTTCCATCTTCGCGATCGCCATATCCGACTGCGATTGCAGCTGCCGTTCTTGCAGTTTGCCCTGCGTCGCCACTTGAACAGCCTGCAACCGGGAAGGATCAGGCGGTGCACCAGACCCGGCCGGCGCCTTCTGTTGCAGCTTCTGAATCTGCTGTTGCAGCATGGCGACATGCGGATCGAAGCCCTGCTTGACGAACCTGTCCCCGTCCTTGTAGCCGGCCAGGCCGAACAGCTCCTTCGCCACTTCCTCGAAGTTAGCGGCCTGCGCCGCGATGGGTCCGAACATCTTGCCCAGAGCCTCGCCCACCGATAGGAACATCTGCATCTTCATCTTCGGGTTCGTCGCCCCGATGCCGACGTTGACGCGGCACGTCACCTCCTGATTCAGCAGGTCATCGGTAATCTCGGAGATGCCGTATTTCTGGAACAAACCGGCGTTCTTGCCGGCCAGCGCCAGGATCGTGGGATCAGTCTCGTAAGCCTGTTCCAGCTTGATAAACTTCCGCAGCAACGGCTCCACGAAAGATTCCGCGAATACCCGCAACTCGTATTCGTTCATGCCCGACGCCTCGCCCGACATCAGGTTCATGCCCGTGGCGGATTGCTGCTGTATCTGCGACGCCTGCACCGACGAATTGGAGAACGCGCCCGTCAGGTCGTCAAAGTCCAGATTGATGCGGTCCTGTTCGGCATAGGCCGACTGATCCGGCGGCGGCGGCCGATCCCACATGATATCGCCGTTCATCGGCTGGCCCGGCTTGCTGTTGACGATGACTGTCTTGCCCGGCGCAAACCGTTGCAGGTCGTTCAGTTCCATGCCCAACCCGGCCCGCACGAACTGCCGGGGGTTGAGCGCCATCTTCACGTTGTCAAAGCGCAGGTTCCAGTCGTCGTTGGACGCCCGCTGAAGGTCGCGGATCAGTTCCACTTTGCCAGACGGATAGGTCTTGTGCGTTTCCAGCACCACGAAACCCGATACCCACGGCCGTTCACCGTGCAGGCACACTTCCTTGAGCGGCACCGGCTCCGTCAGCAGTTCCCCGGTTCCGCCGACCGAGTAGAAGTGCCAGTCCTGGCCCCCCCACTTGATGATGTTGCGTCGCACCCAGCAGATATCGAAATCGCGCGGCTTCCATGTGTCATGGTCCTTGCCAGGGACGCGCCCGGCCTCGCGCGCCCGCCGGGTGACATCGTCGTCCATGTCGGTGGCGGCCTGAAGCGAGCCCATCGACACTTTCTTCCACTCGCCTTTTTCGATCTTGGCGAGGATGTCCTGGATATACATCGGCACCAGCCGGATCACGTATGGCGACGATTCCAGCGGATGCCGCCAGTCCGCACCCGGCTCGAAGCGGATGTTTTCCGGCTCGACCAGATCGATATATGGCTCATCGACGGTCTTCCGCATTACGTCCTGCCGTTCCAACGCATGCGAGCCGTCGTCTTGCGGAGCCAGCACATGCTCGACGTGGGAAAATTCCTCCTCGTATTTCCACCCTAACTCGCCCACGCAGATGCCCATCACCTCCGCGTCCTGTCTGGCACCCACCAATGTCAGAAACCACGGAATGGTTTTCGTCAGGCGGTATTGCAGCAATTCCTGAAGGATCGCGGCGGATGCGGCCTGCTTCGGGTCATCGGGATCGCCGGGCTGGATGCTGACCACGTCCTCGTTGCTGAAGAACGCGCTGGCCGTCGCCGCCTCGTCGCGCCGCACCATCGTGCGCGTTTTTGGCCGGTATAGGCTGGTGCGGTTCGCATACTCGCGAGACAGGTATTTGCTGCCCGTCGGGTGCCGCGATTGAAACGCGCGCAGGCTGTCGTTCCAGACGAGGCGCTGGCCGGTGTTGATCCACGAGGTTGACGATTCGTAGGATTCGACGCCCAGCTTCTTAGCGGTGGCAGCGTCGAGGGTCGCGCCCTCGGTCGCGCCTTCCTCGCTGTCGAACATGCCGATGGCGTCGGGTTCCCAGCCGTAGACGCCGTCCTGAACGTCGGGGGGAGTTAGGCGTCCGCTCATTGCACCCCACCCTTCTCAATCTTCCGCAGCCAATAATCCCCCTCATCCGACCCCGACACATCGAGGCCATTGTCCTTCGCCCGTTCCCGCGCATCCTCGTGCGCCCGACCGCGCCGCAGCCCATAGCGTTCCAGAAGTTCCCCACCGGCCTCACGGACCTTGCGCTGGCCGCCCGGCCCCATGATGGACGACAAATGCAGCATGTAGGCGAACTGACGAAACGGCGCCGGCTTGTCCACGGCGAGGTCGATCACCACCGTGCCGGCCTCGTGATTGGCGCCCACAGCCCACGGATAGCCGGGATAGACTTGCGACAGGTCTTCCCCGACCGCGATGCAGACATCCTGGTCGGCCATCTGCGTGGGGCCTTCGCCGGAAAGCAGGGGGATTGTCATCCCGGATTCCCATACAACACAACGGCAACCCCGCTCGTCCCGTTCACCCACAGCGGGTCTTTCGGCACGTTCGGCCCGAAGATCAGCGGCGCCGAGCCTGCCGCGAGGTTGAAGCACCCGCTACCCGTCGCCGTGACAGTGGCGTTGGTGAACGAAAACGAGAGAGCCTGCCCGGCCGGCGCCTGGATCATCAGGAACGCCCGGTAAGCGTCATACGGGATGGCCTGGATCGTCGTGCCGGTGAGGCTCTGCGTGGCATCGAAGACTTTGACGGGAGTGTCGATCTGCATGGCGTTGTCCTCAGTTAAAACCCAATCACGGCACCACCCGCACGTTGAACAGAGAACCCGTAGGCGTGCCAGCCACAGTCGCCACCACCTTGACCGTCACAGTGCCCGCGCTCGACACATAGGCGTCCCACACGAACCCGTCGCCGGGATAGGTCTGCGGCGATACCGCGACTGCCATGAGCGTGGTGGCACCCGTCACCGCGACTGTGCCGCTGGCAACGCCGCCGGCACTCAGGGTTGAGCCGCCGATGGTGCCGGTGGTGCCGATAAGGATACCGTCAGTCAGCGTCCCGGCGTTCCACGAAAGAGTGCCCGCGAGGGTCGTCGCCTCAAGGACGGTGCCATTGGAGGACACCACGCCAGCTGTGACGGACTGGACGCTGATTGTGCCGACGCCCGATATGGCAATGCCATTTCCAGGCGACAGGCTCGTGAGCGGCGGCAGGACGTTGTTATTTACGAGAAATCCGGCGGTCTCCCAAATGGCGGTGGGGGATGAGGCATTATATGACCCGGGCAGGTTAGTGATAATCAGGTTGCCTTGAATATGAGACGGCGCGCTGCCTGTTCCCATCGTCAGGACGATATCGCCGCCGTGATAGCTGTTGGCAGAGGCTAGAGCATTCCCGCTTGTTATATTGACGCTGCCCCCAGCACCGCCCGTGGCGCTTGTGTTGCCATTGCCACCTGTGATGTTGATTGCGCCAGCCCCGTATCCGAGGTTTCCGCCGCTATTACCACCCGTAATATTTATCGCACCGCCAGTTAAGCTAGTGGCGTTGCCGGCAGTAAGTGAAATTGCGCCACCGGCTATCCCGGTGCCCCCCTGAAGCAGCACGGGGCCGCCGATATTACCAAGACCACCGTTGTCATTGCCGCCATTTAGTTCAACGGCCCCGCCAACCGTTCCCGTTCCGTAAGAATTACCTCCATTCAGAACGACGTTGCCACCAAACGCGACATTGGTGCCAACCTGGTTGCCGGCTGCAATAGTTACATCGCCGGAAACTTGCCCTGTGCCGCTAGTAAGAGTCCCCGCATTTCCGGCATAGATATACACTGTGCCGCCGTTATGCGCCGTGCCGCCGTTTCCTGCCGCCCCCGCCGCTATTTCAACGCTGCCACCATTGCCTGTGCCGTCTCCGTTCCCGGCAATCATATTTAGCGACACGCCAACTGACCCACTCGACACAACCGCGTTCGGCGCAATCATCAGGTTGGAAATCGACACCTTCGCGTTGGTGCCATCTTCCTGGACCGTGGGGATGTAGAGGAGGGAAGTGGCACTGGCAGTTGGCGGATTGCTCGCCGTCGTCAGCGCCGAAATCTTGGCCGACGTGCCGCTTTCCGTCAGCAGCGCGCCGACGCCCGTGGTCAGCGACAGCGTGCCGGATGCAAACGAAAATCCCGTGCCAAGCGTGGCGGCCTGGAGAATGGTGCCATTCGAGGACACCATGCCAGACGCGATGGCCGAAACGCCGATGGTATTGCCGCTCGTGATCGTGACGCTATTGCCCGCAACCGGCGTGCCCGGAGGAGCAGTCCAACCGCCATCCGCCCGCAGGAAGTTCGTCGTCCCGCCACCGCTCGACGGCACCGCGCCCTGTAGCGACGTCGTGAACGTGTTCAGCAGCGAGGTAATCTGCGTCTTGGTCAGCGCAGATGGAACCGCCGAGACCGTGCCGGCATTGCCCAGTACCGTTGATGCCGCCTGCGATGCCAGCCCCAGCGATAACCCCGAAAGCGACAGCGGCGCGGAAATCGTGGCTGCGCTGTAGACGGTGCCGTTGCTGTAGACGATGCCAGCCGTGGCGATCTGTCCGACCAGCGTATAGAGCGTGTTGATGTCGTTGACCGCCGCCGACCAGTTCGCGCGGATGACCGAAGACGACAGCGTGCCGCCGGATGCCGGGGTGTTCGGGTTGATGGTCGAGGTTGTCACCTCAAGCCCCCCACGTCACGCCAGGCGTATCCCAAGGCACCGGCCCGTCCCACGCGATCGGCTGCGGCAACGTGTAGAGCGACGACGCCGGCACACGCTGGAATTGCCGACCGTTCGAGAACACGTATTCCGTGGGGCGCTGGTTCAGGCGGGACCAGTTGGGATCGGCCTCGATCACGGCTTGTTGCCACGACAGGATACGGGTCGGAGGGATGCTCACGGCACCCATTCCGCCCGTTCGCCAGCCTCGACCTTGCGAAAGAACTCCCGCAGCCGGGCGTTGTGGTCACGCACGCGCTTGATCTCGTCGTCCCATCGGCTGACGTCCGAAAGGTCGGGATATTGCACCACAAACGCCTTCGGGACGCGCCACCAACTTGTGTCGGGAAGCATCACCCGCGCCCGTTCTTCCGAAACGCAAAGTCACCACGATCCGTCTTCACCGGCTCTTTCTTCCCCGCCGCGTAACTCATCGTCTTCGGGTCATGCTTTGGCGCGGCCTGCTTGCCGTGCATCCCCTCCAGCGTTTCCGCCAACCGCGCACGCTTGCCTTCCTTGCCGGGCGCCTTGGCGGCGTTGGCGAGTTTCGCCTTCGGGATTGGCTGACCAGGCTTCGCGCCGAGTTCCTTTCTCAGCGCACCCTTATGCTTCACCGCTCCCGCGATCCAGTTACCCGGCATCCGCTTTGTCCTTCGACGCATTCGCCACCAACGCCCTGGCAGATTCGACGGGAATCAACGTGCGGCCAGCGATGCAGACGGCCCGCAGCTTGCCGGCGGCGATCAGTTCGTACAGCGACGTGCGCCCGATGCCGAGAACAGCGCAGGCATCTCCCACTCGGTAAGCCAGAGGCTCAAGGCGAGCACTCTCATAGCTCATTCGCACTTATCCTTTTGGGTTTGGTGTTTCATCCGCCATTGAACGACTCCGGGATCTGGTTGCCGGCGGCGTCCATCGCGGACGTGGCAGGCATGGCAGGCGGGACGGGAGCGGGAACCACCTTCGACGCCGCGATCTCGGCCCGCGCCGCTGCCAAGTCGCTTTCCGCAACCGACAACTGCTGATGCACCGTCACCAGTTCCGCGTCCTTCGCGGCCAGTACGGCCGGATAGTCCACCGGCTCCCGTGCCATCCACGCTTCCGCAGCGTCGGCCTTCACGGTATCGCCGCCCGTCAGCTTCAGGATTTCCAGGCGGCGCGTAAACGTCGATTCATCAGGCATGTCAGGCACTCCCTAAATGGTTAAAGCCTTGTCTCAACGCCTCGCCCTTCAGCTTCCGCCCGACCGTGCGCCGTGACGTGCTGAATTCCTTGGCGATCTCGTGCTGTTTCAGTCCGTGCGCCTTGCGCTTGGCCATGTGGGCGGCCTTCTTGTCGGCCGCCGCGAAGTCCTTGCCGACCTTCTGCGGCACGCCGCCGTAACCGCCAGGCGTATGCGCGGCAGCTTCCATCAGGCGGTGCTGCGATTTAGAAACGCTCGGCATAACGCGCCATCTCCTCCAGCTTCGCTAACATCTCCGCATGCGATGCGGTCTGGCCATCCGCTACCACGATCCGATCTAGCACGACCGTGGGCCGCTTTTCCATCTGCACGTGCAGCGTCATCGCCGCGTAGGTGTTCGGGTCATAGTGCCGTTCCAGCCAACCCGTGCCGGTGAAATAGTCAGGGCGGGTCATGCTGCCACCATGCCGGCGGAGGAGTCGCTTCCGGGACATCGACACCCCACTGGTCCGAGTGCTGCCACCGATTGGCAAGTGCATCGCTCGCATCCAACGCCGCAGTCAACCGGACCGACGCATCGCCCAGGCTATCCGTGCCGAGACCCGACACCACCAGCCGCGCAACCTCCCGCGCCACCCGATCCCAGAAATCAGCCGGCGCTGCGGTGGTCTGGCCCAGTGGCGATAGGTTAAGCATCGGCAGGTTTGTCCGTTTTCGCAGGGATAAACATTGATCCACGCAGCCGCCAATCCGACGTCGGGCCGTCACGTTCCAGGAAAAACCGCCAACCCGACCCATCGTCGTTTGTGTAGGACAGTCCAATCGTTTGCCATGCCAAACCCTCGTTGTCTTTTGACGCGACCCGGCTCGGCCAATGAACATGCCCCCAGTCAAAATCTTTACGCATCCCAAAACTCCCTCGGCTCCAAGTCAGCCGCGTCATTCAGAACCGGCGGATGCGCGTCCATATCGTAGATGCGGGACGCGGCGTCGATAAGGTCTTTCCAGCGGCCGAAAGGAAAAAAACTATACTCCTCAATGAAATGCAGCGTGACATCATACACTCGCCGCTCCTGATCCACCGCCTTGATCGCTTTCGCCAACAGTTCTGCCGAGCCGCCTTCGATGGCGACCATCTGCGCCCGCGTAGGAGCCGACACCGGCCGGTATCCGATCTCACCGAACGTCTTGCTCTCCGGGTCGGGATCCACCGCCCACAGCGACGGCTTACCGTCCTTCAGCACCGACGCCGGCAGATAGAACCGGCTATTGCGGAAATCCGGTTCTAGCCGCTCCACCCGCTCCCGCTTGCTGTCCGTGCCATCGCGCGGCCAGTTCAATTCCGCGATTGCGAAATGCTCCTTGTCCCGCGCCATCTGCTCCGCGAAATACTCGTCGTCGGACTGCGCGCCGTAGCGTTCGTAGCCGACCGCGACATGCTGCACCCCTGGCGCACGCGACCATTTGCGGTGCAAATTGCGCATATTGACCCACCGCTGCGACAGCGTCATCCGGTGGCACATGCCGTCCAGCAGATACTTGCCGCCGGTGGCGCTGACACCGATCACCGCCATCGCCGTGTTGTCCGACGTGGCCGAGCGGCCCCGCGATGGATCGACCATGATGTAGACGTTCAGCGTGCGCGGGCGGACCTCGTAAGACCGCAGCCACTCCGTCCTAAACGTGGCATCATCGTCCGCCAGCGGGTTCTGTAGGTGCTGGGCGGCCAGGATGGCGCGCGAACTGTCACGCTTGCGCCGCTCCCATTCCTCGACCGAGAACAGCACCGGCCGCCCGTCGAACCGGCCGTTGTGCGTGGCGGGATAAATGCGAGCCGTGGCAGCGCCGCGATCCAGGATTTCGGCGTAGGTGTCGAACAGGCTGTAGCGCGTGCCGATATACCGCACCGCGCCACCTTGCACGCCGAGGTTCTGGCTCAGGTCCCAGGCATCGGTGGTTTTCTTCACCATGTCCGGGGACGACACGGATTCCTTGGTCACGACATCGTCGTAGACCCGCAGCTTGAAATGCCGGCCGGTCGGTTGCCCATCCACCAAGCCCCAGGCTTCGAGCGTGGCTTCCTTCGGGTTGCCCTTGCGCCGAACAATCAGGCCCTCGTCCTCGCTCCACTTGGGCGATTCCTTGGACGGTTTGGCCCACAGCACGTCGGGGTAGATCGAGCAGAGGAACGTATTGCCTTCAAATTCTTGCTTTATCTGCCGCAGGAATGCCTTCGCGATACCGCGCGTGTGGCTGAATATCCCGACCGTTACCTCAGGATCGCGCAGGATATCCTGGATAGTTAGGCCGAAGGTTATGATTGAGGACTTTCCGTGCTCCCGCCCCCATAGGTCAAGATATCCATCCGGCGCGGCCTGCACCTCGCGGCATCGGTCGAAGAGCCAGTCCTTGTTGATATCGGGCCGGCGCAGCAGTCTGACCAGAAGGTAGAACAAATCTTCCCGGCCGAGCCACGCTTCAATTTCGCGCCAGCGCGGCAAACCGCCTTGCTCGAATGCCGCAATCTGGATGCGCTCGTAGTGCCGGATCGCCTCGACGCGGTCTAGCTTAAGGTCGGGATGTAGCACTGATGAGGTCCGTGATCGGGGGGCGATTATCCTCGATCGTCACCGCAAGCGGCGATTCGGCATCTCCTGCAATGGTGGTGCGGTCCCCGTAGACCTTGGGCAGTATCTTGGACGTCAGCCACTTGCGCGCGTCGTAGCGCAGCCGGCTGCGTTGGATGTGCTCGCCGTTGGCCTTGTAGCCGGGGTTGTCCGGGTCGTTGGCGGCCATCCAGTCGTTGCGGCCGTCGTCGGCGATGGCAATAAGCTGCTCCGCCAAGGCGTGGGCCTGGCTTTCTCTCGCGCGTGCGTATTTCGCAGCGAACCCTTCCCTGTTGTCGTCAGCCCACAGACGCACGGTGGACTCTGCGGGCATCCCATCGGTCCGGCAAATCTCGATCAACGGCTCACCGGCACTGAGGCGGCGCAGGATTTCCGTCGCTACTTCGTCCCGGTATACCGTCTCGAACTTTGCCATCAGGCCGCCACCGGCTGCAAAGGACCGACGCCCTTTATCGCAGCAACCACGCGCCAGCCCTGATAAGCATCTGCCCCAAGCCAAAAATACAGCGGCGGCATTGCGCCCGGAATAACCTCGCGCCGAAATTGCCCGTGCTGGTCGTAGCCTCCCACCGTAAACGAGCGCCGCAGTCTGGTTGCCCGATGGTCCCATGTTTCCGCCATCACGGCACCGGCCGAATCGACAACGCCAACGCCTTAACCCGGTCGCGGACCATTTCCGAGTGCAGGATCAAATCCCCCACCCCCCGTGCATCGGACAGCAGATCGGCCACCGCCAGCGTCGGCTGGCCCTCGGTGGTGCACACCACGAGAAACCCAGTCACCACTCCGTCGTTCGTCCGACGCAGCAGTTCCGACGCCACCGCCAGGACGTTATCCCGTAGCGACGGTGCGACCACCGGCTTGTCGTCATCGCCGATACGGATCACCGTGCCGGGCGGGTGCGCCTCGGCGATCGTGTCAGTCGTCTTTCGCTTGGCTTTCACGGACATGCTCCTATCGTTGCACACAAAACAGGCGGTTGTCTATACCGCATCGGTCGCACTATGGCGCACCGATGCGGACTGCGGCGGATATAGTGCGGGCTGGCTGGCGATCCAGGCAAGCCCGGCTTGCACGTCGATCAGCGGGCGCGAGTTGACCTTGCGGGCGATCAGGTCGCCCCGGCGCATGGCCTCATAGGTAGCGGTGCGCCCCATGCCGGATAGACCGCACCAGCGGTCTACGGTGGCGTAGGCAACCCCTACCGCCGCGGCTTTCGTGTCACTCATGCCAAACCCCCAAATCCGCCCACACAGCCCGATCCGGTCCTGGCCACCCTGCCATACCGGCCAACCCCCACACAACCCCCAAGCAGCCCGCATTTTGGCTCCTGGCGCCATGTTGGGAACTGTGGGGACGCGAGACGCGCACCGCAACCAACATGCCCACAAAAAAATACGCGGGATGCGGTGGGCCGCCCGAAACGACACAGCCGTCTCGGGACGGGGGGTCCTAAAGACGGCTGCGTTGCTAAGCGTAACTCTAACCTCTGCCTTGATCCGCGACACCCTGGCAAAGATTCAGTCTGCAAGTGAATCATACTACGCCCGGGCTTTGCGGTCAAGCGCAGCTTTTCCACCTGGGTCAAGCACGTATATAGACGCCAAAAAAATACGCGGGATGCCGCATATTCCTGTTGACATCGCGCGGAATGCCGCGTAGAAGGGCATGCACCGGACGCGATGGGCGGACGGGAGAGAGGGAGACGGCACGATGGCAACCGCTTTGACGAACGAGGAAAAGGTGTTCTTGGCCCGCATGGCGCACCACGCTGCGAACGGTCACGGATTCGACACTGCGGCCCGCATGGTTTTGGCCGACGACCGCCGCATCTGGATCGCGTTGCAGGATCGCGACGCCGGACCCGCTATCCTCGATCAGATGGCTGCGGACGTCTGGCATAAGTGCCGCGCCGCATAACCCACCCCCACCCCCACCCGGCCGGGCACGGGCTCGGCCGCCAACCCACCAGGAGCAACCACCGTGACCACCACCACCGAAAACGGCCTGACGATTATCCGCCACGAGACCGACCGCATGACCAGTGTGTATCGTGGCCGGGAGTACCTCGGCTCGGCGCTGCCATGGCTGGCCAGCGACACCGCCCACGATTGGATCGCGGCTGGCCCGCTCAAGGACCACTCCACGCTGCCGAACGAACAAGCCGCCATCGAGTATCTGGCAGGGGAGGGCTGAGCGATGAGCGAGATGCACACCCTGACGCTTCCCGCGCCGCTGTTCATCCGCGCATGGGAAGTTGTCGAAACCCACGCCCGGCACGGCGTTGAAGCCGGCGCGCTGACCGAAGATGAGGCGGACGCCATGCTTCAAGCGATGGAATATCGCCGCGAAGATGGCAGCGGCCGCGTTCTTGTGCGGTTCACGGCCGCAGAACGCGACACCTACATTGCCGCTTTCACCGTAGGGGCCGAGGCGGACGACGAGTGGACGGACGCAGATTTCAACGCGGCGATGGCGGTATGACCCCCACCTTCCGCCAGCGCCTGGCCACCCTCGGCCTGACCCAGACCCAGTTCGCCCGGCTCCTCGCGGAGTTGGGCGACCCCCGGCCGGCACCGACGATCCTGCGCTGCGTCCAAGAACTCGCCAGAGTACTCTGCGTTGATACCACTGCTT